TTGAAGATATGCAGAAAGCATATCTTGATTCTGCTGATGAATATGATAAGATAGTTGGTGGATGATTTTCCGAATGAAGTTGATTTAATTAATCTAAATAGGGATAGCGACATGAAAATTATGAAATGGCTGAAGCAGGAGTTTACGAAAACGCCTGGATATATGAGGGTAAACCTTTCACTTCTAATGATATTGGCGACTTCTTCGGTTACGTCTACCGCATTACAAATCTCCAGACAGGCAAACAATACATTGGAAGAAAGTATTTTACCCAGCGTAGAAAGCCTAGAGGTGGGAAACGCAAAGTTACGTCTGAGAGTGACTGGAAAAAGTACTACGGAAGTTCTAAGGAACTTAAAGACGACGTTAAAAAGTTTGGACACTCAATTTTCGGAAGAGAAATAATTAGTCTTCATAAAACTCTTGGTAAAGTAAATTATGAAGAGACTAAACAATTATTTCTAAATAATGTATTAATGGAAGCCCTTGACGATGGGACTCCAGCATACTATAATAGCAACATTCTAGGACGCTATATGCGAAAAGACTATGGAGACTTTAGAGGAAACTCTTAAACAAGTTCATGATTGGGCAAATTCTAAGATCAGTCATTTAGCTGTTAAAGCAGTTGATTTAAAAGATCCTGAATTGATTGAAGATGCTGAATGTATTCGGCGTGAATTTGAAGAATGGTTAGATCCTAATGTTGATGATCATGATATTGCTTCACTTGAATTTATAGGTGAAGATGAGTTTTAATATGGAAGAATATTGCTACCATATTTACGATAAAGATAATCAAGTTCTTGCACACAATCTTTCAAAGGAAGAATTGAAAAAATTTTTTAATGATAAATATGAGGTGGAAAAAGTAAAGGGTTGTGATTATAATGATGCTAGTTATTAATAGGGGGGGGCAATTTCATGGAAGAATATAATATTTCTGATCAAAAATTACAATTGAGACAAGATGTATTGAGAATATTGTATAAAAATTTTGATGATAATAGAGTAATATATGAATGTGCTAATGATTGGTGTAGTAAGCAAGTGACGACTAATGGTCTTGTCAATTATTGTAAGGCATATTATAATACTTTTAAGAAAAAATGAAAAATGAGTGTATTAGTAACTGGTGGTGCTGGATTTATTGCCAGTAATTTTCTACATCATATATGCTCAAAGGGATATGATGATGTTATTGTAATTGATAAATTGACATATGCTGGTGACTATGAGAATATTAGTGATCTCCCTATAACTTTTTATCAGACTGATATTGCTGATGAATCTAATTGTGAGGATATTTTTAAGAAGCATAAACCACGTAGTGTTTTTAATTTTGCAGCAGAGAGTCATGTAGATAATTCAATTAAAAATTGTTCAGAGTTTATTCATACAAACATAAATGGAACTGTTAATTTATTAAATTTGTCTGTTAAGTATGATGTAAATAAGTTTCTTCACGTATCAACTGATGAGGTGTATGGATCTATTGAAGAAGGATCCTTTACAGAAGATACAATTTATAATCCAAGAAATCCTTATTCAGCATCTAAGGCATCTAGTGATCACTTTGTAATGGCATATCATCATACATATGGATTACCCACTGTGATTACAAATTGTTCTAATAACTATGGTCCTAGACAGCATATAGAAAAGATGATTCCTAAGACTATTACTAATATTCTTCAGAAGAAAAAGATACCTGTATATGGTAAAGGAGAACAGATTAGGGATTGGTTATATGTTCAAGATCATTGTGAAGCATTAATGGAGATTTTTTATGGTGGTGGAGTTGGTGAGAAATATAATATTGGTGGGCAATGTGAAATGAGAAATATTGATATGGTTAAAATTATTATTAAAATAATGAATGCAAGTGAAGATTTGATAGAATTTGTAGATGATCGTCCTGGTCATGATTATAGATATTCTACAGATATAACTAAGGTTAATAATACTGTGGCATGGAAACCTAAATTTAACTTAAAGGAATCTCTTTTCAAAACTATTGAGTGGTATGTATGAAAAAAATTGAAACAGGACTTAAAGATTCGTATTTGATTGAAGTTGAAAAATTTGAAGATGAACGTGGATTTTTTATAGAGTATTTTAATCTTTATAACAATTGGCATTTACCTGTTCTTGTTCAAGATAATCATTCAAGATCTTATAGTGGGGTTTTAAGAGGACTTCATTATCAGATAGAACATCCTCAGGGCAAGTTGGTTAGATGTTCTAATGGTATTGTATATGATGTTATTGTAGATCTTAGAATGAGATCTTCTACTTTTGGAAAATCTTTTGGTGTTATGTTGGATAGACCTGAGTTGCAACTTTGGGTTCCACCAGGATTTGCTCATGGTTTTTATACGGTATCTGAAACAGCAGATTTTCAATACAGGAGTAGTGATACTTATTATCCAGAACATGAAAGAATTCTATTATGGAATGATCCTATATTGGAAATTGAGTGGCCATTGAATAGGGATCCTATTATTTCTGATAAAGATATGAAAGGAAAAATTCTTAAAGAATGTGAGATCTATGGTGATTGAATTATATATAGAATAGTCACTTTAAATCTATGTCTGAAGAAATAAAGGAAGAAATAAAGGAAGAAATAAAGCAAGAAAAGAAGAAAGGACTCTTTGCTAAAGTAAAATCTGCCATTGTTCCTGATGCTGATGAGCAAGCAGCAATCATTAGTACAATGGTCCGTATGGGAGTCTTGATTTGGAGTGGGGGAATATTGACATTAAATTACGTTGCCATTCCAGGGGTACCACAACAGAAAATAGATCCGACATTTATAGCTTCAGTTTTTACTGGAGTTTTAGCTAGCTTTGGAATTCAGACTGCTTCTAAGAAAGGTGATGGTACCATGAAAATGGACAAGAATGGTAACGCCGTTAACGGTGGTGCTCCTCCTGTTACTGCGAAGGATATAGAAGCTATCTTAGCAAAAGCACCAGCTGGTCCTGTTCAAACTATTAGAATTGAGCAAGCACCACTTAAGATTACAACTGACGACAAACCTTACAAATTATAAACATGGAAGATTTAATTAAAGATGCATTACCCAAAGAGGTAATAGAAGTTCAAGAAGCAATTGCACCACCAGAACCAGAAGGTATTGGTGTTGGTGGTTGTATAGGTATTGGCGTAGGCGTTGTAGTTTTAGTAGCAATCCTTGCCAAACTCTATAAGTGTACTAGTAAGAAAAGCTAATGAAAAAAATTAAAGGAGCATTCGACAAACTAGTTGAATGGGATAAGAATATTATTAAGAAGTGTCAGGATAAATGGAATCTTACAGATTATCAAGTTGTTTGTATTTCATTCACTAAAGGGTTTATAATAGGTGCAATCTTACTTTAAGAAAATGGTTAATGATTTAGGAATTGATACTGGTGAATGGTTTAAAAAAGATAAAAATACTTCACCAGAACCTGTATGGAAGAATCCATTAGATTCTATGCCCATAGCCAATGGTAGTAATAAGTACGCACCCCCAGAAAAAATGATTGAATTAGAAGAAAATCCAAGACCAGAAGAAGAGGTATCTGATTGGTTTGATACTACACCATGCTCTGTTGAACCACAAGATGAAAGTGATGAGATAGAAAAAGAGAAGACTATGCATCAAAAGATGTATGAAATTGCTACTGCAAAATATAATCCTTTTGCTGTAGGTGGATCTGAGAATATACAGAAATCTTAATTATTGGATAAAATCAGGTGGTTGGAAGTGGTAATTGTTGAAGTCATAACAGAGTCAGTGAGTCAACATAAGAATAGTTAATATTACCTATAAGTGATCTAAATATTGCTATAATAACGGGAAAGAAATTATCATGTCCCATTACACAGTTCAGTATCAAGATGCAACTAGGCATCATCAGACAATTTGCGAATATGCAGAGGATGCTTTTTCAGCAAGAAGTCAAGCAGTACAAGACGTAGAGTATTTACATTCTCATCCAAATAGTATAGACTGTATTATGAGTGAAGGATCACTCTTTAGTTCTCATATTTGATATCATGAAAACATTTATACAAACGTTGTGGATAATGCTTATATCCGCAGCGGTTATCTTTATGCCAAAAATGGCATTTGCTGCCGAGATTCAAATGGGTTCTGGAGGCAACTTAGTCTTTGAACCAAATGAAATTAGTATTGCTGCAGGAGAATCGGTTACAATAGTCAATGGAGATTTACCACCACATAACTTTGTGGTAGCAGACCATCCAGAATTATCACATTCTGACTTGGCTTTTATGGGTGGAGAAAGTTTCGATGTAACTTTCGATACTGCTGGAGATTACGAGTTTCAGTGTGAACCTCATGCTGGTGCTGGTATGAAAGGCGTTATCCACGTAACCTAATGGAAGAACTACCATCAGTTGTTTGGAGTGTTGTTTATTTTTGTCTCATTGGGTTGACAGGAACAGGGTATGCA